GTGTTTCATAGCCGCGTTACTTACATGGGTTACATAGCTGGTCTTGATATAGGCGTAGCAAGTGTATTAGCCAAGTATATATCTGGTAGAGAAAGAGTATCAGACATAGGTTTAATCTGGAAAATAGATGTAAGCCAAGTTCATGCTTTTAAAACTCTACCATATCTATATGCCCATAGACAACTGTTGGATTATGTGCTAAGATTAGAAACACCTACTGCACAACGCCTACAAAAATGGCATGAGATGGTGTTGCGATACGAAAAACAAGGCAAGCCAATTGATGATGAATTATATGGCCCACTTCGTAGAGTAAGACAGATTTGGCACAACTCAAACAATGGTATTCTACGACCTAGTAGTCAAATAAATGATTTGGACTTGTCTAAACTTATTGGCTTAGGAGTAGAATATGATATGTAACCAATGTTTAAATTATATAGGCGACTATACATTAGAAGGTATATGCGCCGATTGTAAAAAGGTGGGAAAATATGAGAACGACTTACGAATGGCTAAAGGAAATAGACAAGGTTGATGATTTAGAACAACTAACCGACATCCTAGTTTATACTGAGGCCAGAGTAATTAAATTAAAAAATGAGGAGGATAGATGAGATACTACCACACATTGGAAGAGGCTAAGAACGAGATTAGCCGAGACCTAAAAGAACTGGCAGTAGTCTATCAATCTAAATCCGTGCAAGATAAAGTTGTTGCACAGGATCCTGGGTATATGACCCATGAATTGATGAACTACTCCTACAGTATAAGTAGTAAAACCTTGTATTCAGATACTTGGTTCTGGGGTACGAAAAATCTTAATGCCGATTACTTAAAAGAGGAATTGCATGAGAGAATAAATAGTTCGGCCAACCCTGGCAACGCTTATAAACATGATGAGGAATACTGGTCACAGTTTATTCACAAAGATACTGGACAGTTTTCTTATTCCTACCCTGAGAGATTACATGGTAATCTTGAGGCGGTAGTAAAACATATAATTAAGAACCGTGATAGCAGACAACTCTGGATCCCTATATGGTGGGAGAAAGATTTTGATAATCGAGATAACGGTTATCGAGTACCTTGTTCTCTTGGCTATCACTTTATGGTAAGAGATGATAAACTCCACATGCACTACATTATGCGGTCTTGTGATTTTTACAAGCATTGGGCCAAAGATGTAATATTAGCAGTGGCGTTTGCAGAGCAAGTAAGAAAGGCTTATTTATCTAGCGGTAACTCATTGAAGTTAGAACTAGGTACATTTAGCCACACTATATTTTCTTTACATGGCTTTGCTAAGGATATGAAAGGTGTGTTCTAAAGATGGAAACTATCGTAGTTACCACCACTGCACATGTGATGGAACTAAAGAAAAGTCTGAAGTCAGAGGCGGCTCTCGATGTCGAAACGACAACGGACAACAAAAAAGAACTAGGTAATTTTTCAGACCCATCATTTAAAATTGTAACCGTTCAAGTTACATTTGATGGCAAGAAAGCATTTGTAATTCCTATCCACCACCCTGAACATAATGTTGTTTACCAAACTGGTATATGGCAAATGTGTTACGCAGAGATGGATAGTTATGTAAATTACTGGATAATGCAGAACGGCAAGTTTGATTACAAGGCACTTAAAACTGCTTATGGTTTGAACTGGTTTCCTAGTTATGATACTATGGGTGCCGAATATATTATTGATGAGAACCTAAAGAAAGATTTAGAAACTCTGGCAATAAAATATCTTGGTGTTGAGCAATGGAAATACTTGTTAAAAGAATACAAGGATCCCTACATGACACCGTTCGACCAGCTTGTAGAGTATGGCTCACTTGATGTGCTATACACCTATCAGATATGGGAAAAACAAAGACAGATTATTGGCGGCAATTTAGGATTAGCACAAAACATTTCTAATCCTATGTTTTATGATGTGCTTATGCCAGCCTATCGAGCCTTAGCTGATATGGAATTACTTGGTATGCCAGTCGATATAGATAAATTTTATCACCGTCAAGATGAAACGGCTGAGATTTTATCCACGATTGAAACCAAGTTATTCGATTTAGTTGGCTATAAATTTAATCCAAGAAGTGTGCAACAACTTGGCAAAGTATTGTATAAAGAATTAGGCTTGCCTGTATTAGAGGCTACTAAAACTGGTACACCATCTACTGCTGAGTCCGTGTTAATGCGCCTAAGAGATTATGATGAGAGCGGTATTGTCGAGGAGATACTAGACCATAGAAAATGGTCAGGCTATATGTCAAGATACTTTAATAACTGGTCTGAGAGATTGGATAGTAACAATAGGTTACACCCTAGTTACAAACCGTTTCATACTGTGACCGGCCGACTATCTTGTGCTGACCCTAACCTACAACAAGTGCCAAGAGATACATTTATTCGTGGTCTTATTGGCGGTGTACCCGGCTACAAAGTTGTAGAGGTTGACTATTCACAAGTTGAACTTAGGTTAGTGGCTCACTATTCAAGAGATGAGGCGTTGTTAAAAGCATACAATGAAGGCCAAGACATACATACTATGACCGCTCAAGCTATGACTGGTAAGACAAACCCCGAGGCGGAAGAGAGAAAGAAAGCTAAAGCCGTAAACTTTGGCTTTGTCTACGGCATGGGTGCAGAGAAGTTCCAATTATATGCAAGAGATAATTTTGGTTTAAAGATTACACTTGATGAGGCTAAAGATACCCGCAAGAAATTCTTTGAAACTTATCCTACATTAATTGATTGGCACGAACAACAAAGACAAATGGTTCGTAGAAAAGGCTGGGTCATGAACCCGCTTGGTAGAGTAAGACATTTGCCTGAAATAAATTCCAGTAATGAATTTTATAGAGGTCAAGCTGAACGCCAAGCAATCAATTCACCAGTTCAATCTTTGGCCAGCGACTTTATGTTGATGTCCTTAAAAGATTTATACCGTGATTTTAAAGATGAGAAAGGTATTGAACTTATCGGCACAGTTCATGACTCCATATTATTTTTAATTGAGGATAATGAATTACTTAACGATAGGTTATCTAAGATTAAAAGAGTTATGGAAAACCCTAACTTAGATTATTACCAGCCGTTTAAATTATTAGTACCACTTGTGGTTGACTTTAAAGTTGGCGAGCATTGGTCTGAAAATGCTACGGACTTAGAAGTTGTATTAAGTTAACCGATGTGATATAATACAGTAGAGGAGGAGTGTAGTGATAACAATATCGCAATCCAAACTCAAGACTTTTAGGCGATGTCCTAAACAGTATGAGTATAAATATATCCAAAAACTAGAGGCGGTGCGTAAATCTATACCACTTGCTCTAGGTAATTGGATACACTCTTTGTTAGAAACCCACTATAAAGGCGGTGATTGGTTAGAAACTTACGCTGACCTTACACACAAATTTAATGGTTTACTAGCAGAGGAAAGAGAACACTACGGGGATTTGCCTGGCATTTCATCTCAGCTTATACAAGGCTATATGAATTTCTGGGAAGAGGAAGATAAATACCTTGACATTATCTCTGTAGAGGAAGAGTTTGAAGTGGCAATTGGCTCAGACATGATTTTTAAATTCAAGCCTGACATGATTGTCCGCGACAAACGAAACGGTGTAGTAAGTGTTTGGGACCACAAGTCTAACAAGACTTTACCAGATACTGAGTGGCGAAATACAGATATACAATCCACATTATATTTGTGGGCGTTAAAGAAACTAGGTATAAATGTTGACCAGTTTGTATTTAATTATATCCGTACTAAGCCTCCTACTAAGCCTCGTATGACCAAGTCTGGTCGTATGTCAAAGGTAAAAATAGAAACAGATTATTTAACCTTAAAAGAATTTATTGAGGAAAATAATCTTGATATGACTGAGGAACTATCAGCTTGGTTAGAAGGTCTTAAGACCAGCTCTAACTTTTATAAGAGGATATCTATTGCCAAGCCTCAGTTATTAACAGACACCATGATAGATGAGTTAATGAGTACCGCTAAAGTTATAGACTTTATGGATAACTCAGATGACATAACCTATTATCGTGTGCTTGGCAAAGCATGTGATTGGGATTGTTCGTTTCAGGATTTATGTAATGCTGAATTGTTAGGATCCCCACAAGCAGGACAGATAAGAAAAACAAAATATAAACCGGAGGTAAGAAATGATGGACGAGGCTAGATTAGCCGAAATCATGTCGCAAGTTGCTCCAGTAGATAAGATAGACCAAACCTTACACATGACTGTGTATGGTAGACAAAAGACAGGCAAGACTAGATTTGCTTGTTCTGGCCCAAAGCCTATCTTATTTATGGCTGAGCCTGGCGTCATGACAGTTCGAGATGTGCCTGACCTACAACTGTTTCCAGTTGATAGTAAAGGCAAACCTACAAAAGTCAGTTGGTCAAATGCCTATGACTTTTTATATTACCTTAAGTATGCAGACCATGATAGGAAAACAGTTGTAGTAGATACCATAACTGCTTTGGCTAGAACATGTATGCGGTATATTCTGAAAGATGAGGAAAGCCGAGATACAGAGCGTATGCCAAACAATCCTACCATGCAATCATGGGGCAGATTAGCTCAATCCATGAACGAGTTTATGGAAGAACTATCAGCCGTTTGTAGAACTCAAGGTATGCACTTGATATATCTGGCACAAGAACGATACTTAAAAGAGGATAGCAACGCCGCTGGTCCTGACATCGTTCCAGATGTATC